TTATCCATAGGGACTTCAGTAGACCAGTTTCCTGCAGATATTTCATATCCTTCTTTATCTGAAAGATACTTACACATATCCATACGAATATGATGAGTATTTCTAGACCCAACAAATGAACAAAAAATAGTTTTTTCTTTTTGTTCAATTAAATCTTTTGGAATTGGACTACAAATTAAAGGAATCGGAATAATATTTTTTCCTTCCCGATTGCCCCCTGCAGAAAAAATCAAAGTATCTTCTGGAAATTTTTCAAAAGGTCCATCATCAAATTGGGAAACTGTGAAATATTTTCCATTGGGCAAAAGTGTATTGTTTAATTCTTCTTGAACATTTTGATATTTTTGTCCAGCAAAAGTTGCATTGCAAAAATTATTTGTCCAAAAGATATCAATGTATTCTCTATTTGTTTGAATATTTTCTTCATTCCATCTTCTAAAAAAATATTCTTCTAGATACTCTCCAGTATGATATGGAGGATAAGTTGGAGATATTGATGCAGGTCTCAATGCATCATTCTTCATAAGTACCATAAGTTTTCCTCCTTAAATTTTTGAATTTTAGTATCAACACCAACCATCCAATTATTATGAACAATTAAAGCATTTTCTTTTTTACCCTCAGTATAATATGCATATCCATTTGGAAACAAATCACGACTTAAAATTGCAATGGACGTTGAATATTTCTTTAATGCTATCTCATTGATAACTAATTGATCATCAGCATTTGAAATCAAAGCACATTCATTTACGATATCTTCACACTCTTTTGTGTCATTAAAAACCATAAATCCAGAACACAAAGTAGATCCAGGGGAATCACCTTGAAACAAAACTTCTTGGTGTCCAGATATAGATTCTACAGGGTTTTTAATAAACACAATATCAGTATCAACCCAACATAATTGTTTATATTCTTGATAAATTTTTTGAATAATTTTCCATTTATTTTTTACAATTTGACGAAAACCACTATTTTCATCAAAGGTCCAATCTTGATATTCCAGAATAGGTTGATCAATATACAAAAAAGAATTTTTATATTGCTTAAAGTGTTGATAAGAATTCTCATCCAAACAAGCAATATAAAAATCGTCTATATTAATGTCTACATTTTCAGCAGACTTCAACATATTTTTACATATTTCAATACACCCACTATTTAAAAATGTTAGAAATTTCATAAATTCATAATTTCTTGAATGGTTAAATTTTTACCAGTTGTTTTCCACCAATTTAAAACTTTATGGTAAGAATCAATATGATGTCCTTTGTGAGTTTCTTGATATACTCCAGTATCTTCTCCCCAATATTTTGATTTTCTATCAAAAAATGTAGTAGTAAATTTTATTTCTTCTACAAATAAAGGAAGCACAAAAACATTATATTTCAATTCCACACTATCTATAACACTTTTAGGAGTGTAATAAATCAAATGCTCCGCTAAAGGAACCCAATCTGGATTGTCTGGAAACTCAAGTAAAAATTTATTGTCTCCAATAAAAGTGTCAATTAAAACTTTTGCAAATTTTCTTGTCAAGATATAAGCACCGACAGAAAAATCATCCCAGTTTCTTTTTCTAAGTTTTATATCTCCAGAATTTTCACTTGCACACATCAATTGAATACAGTCCCAATCTTTTGGCAAATTCTCAACAAATTCATCCCAAGTAAAATTCCAGTATTTAAGAGTTTCTAAACTCAAATCATCTTCACAAAAAAATCCATAAGGTTCATTGGTATTATAATACCAATGCTTAATCATTCTGAGATGAGATGTTATTGCTCCTTTCGTTCCATGATCAAGATAAAAAGTCTTTTCACCTTCAATTATATCATTAGTATTTTCAAATCTTTCCGATAAAAGAAATTGAAATGCCTGAATGTTATTTTCTAAAAATTGCTTTCTTATGTTTTCTTGTCTTTCCGTGCTTTCTTTTAAACTCGCACAATAAATGTTTGGAAAATTATGAGGCAACATTTTCAACATACCATTGATAAGTACTTTTAATTCCTTCTTTAAGAGTTATTTTTGGTTCCCATCCAAAAGACTTAATTTTATCTACATTAAGAACTTTTCTAGGAGTTCCATTTGGTTTAGTAAAATCCCAGTTAATATCACGATCATAACCAACGACATCGGCAATAATATTTGCAAGTTCCCAAATTCTAACATCTTCACCTGTGCCAACATTAATATGCCCTGGTTCATCATAGTTCTGCATACAAACATAACATGCTTCTGCTAAATCATCAACATGCAGAAACTCTCTCATTGCAGAACCATCTCCCCAAAGAGTTACGGATGGACCATACCAAGGACCTCCTGGATCTATAATATATCCATCTTCTTTTGCTTTATGAAATTTTGCAATCATTGCTGGAAGAACATGAGAACTTTCTAAATCAAAATTATCATTTGGACCATAAAGATTCGTAGGCATCAGTGAAATGGCATTAAACCCGTGCTGCTGACGATATGCTTGGCACATCATAATACCAGCAATCTTAGCAATAGAATAAGCATCATTTGTTGGTTCTAAAAGACCAGTCATCAACTGGTCTTCGGTAATTGGTTGAGTTGCAAACTTAGGATAGATGCAAGAAGAACCAAGAAACAAAAGTTTTTTAACATTCCAACGATTAGCAGACTCAATAATATTTGTTTGAATACGAAGATTGTTAGTTAAGAAATCTGCCTTATAGTTATTATTTGCCATAATGCCACCAACCTTGGCAGCAGCAACAAACACATACTCAGGTCTATTCTTTTTAAAAAACTGATCCGTTTCTTCTTCATAAAGGAAATCTACTACTTGACGAGTTCCTTTAATAATGTATGTGTAACCTTTACTTTCAAGATTTCTAACGATTGCTGATCCAACCATTCCATTGGCACCAGCAACCAATACTTTAGAATTATTGTCCATGAATGCACATATCCTCAACTAATTGTTCAAAAGAAATCTCTGGTTCCCAACCCAATTCATTTTTTGCTTTTGATGCATCACCAAGTAAAGTTTCTACTTCTGTGGGTCTAAAGTATTTTGAATCAACTTTAATGATTGGTCTTCCACTAAATTTTTCAATTCCAACTTCATTTAATCCTTCACCTTCCCAATTTATATGAAGACCAAAATAAGGTCCAGCAGCATTTACAAATTCTTTTACTGAATATTGCTTTCCAGTTGCAATTACATAATCTTCTGGATTATCTTGCTGAAGCATCATCCACATTGCTTTCACAAAGTCTTTAGCATGACCCCAATCCCTTTTTGCATTTAGATTTCCAAGATATAAACAATCTTGCATACCAACTGAAATACGAGAAAGTCCACGAGTTATTTTCCTAGTAACAAATGTTTCTCCACGACGAGGAGATTCGTGATTAAAAAGAATTCCAGTGCAAGCATACATTCCGTATGCCTCACGATAGTTTTTAGTGACCCAGTAACCATAAACCTTTGCACATCCGTAGGGACTACGCGGGTAAAATGGAGTAGTTTCCTTTTGGGGTATTTCTTGAACCAAACCAAACATTTCAGAAGTTGATGCTTGATAGATGCGAACTTTATTCTCCATACCCAAGAGACGCACTGCCTCAAGAACACGTAAAGTCCCTAAACCATCAACCATACCCGTATACTCAGGCATCTCAAAAGACACTTTCACATGACTCTGAGCACCAAGATTATAAATCTCATCAGGTTGAACCTGCTGAATTACCCTTACTAAGTTAGTAGAGTCGGTGAGGTCACCATAATGTAATTTAATGCGGTTGTAAATATGATCAATTCTATGAGTATTAATAAGAGAAGACCTCCGAATAACACCATGAACTTCATATCCTTTTTCCAAAAGTAATTCAGCAAGATAAGATCCATCTTGCCCGGTAATTCCAGTAATTAATGCAATTTTCATAGTTTAATCCAACGTTCATTTACAAGAGTCCATTCAACAACTTCACGAATTCTATCACGTATATCTTTGGGAACCCACCCCATTTGTTTCATTTTTTTACCAGATAAAGCATAACGAAGATCGTGTCCAGGACGTGCAGAATGAAAATCAATCATCTCATATTTTAATTCTTTTCCTTGAACATCAGCAATTATTTGTGCAAGTTGAAGATTATTTAATTCTTCTGCCCCAACAATATTAAATTTTGGACATTTAGCATCTCCCCAATTCTTTTCAGTAATTGCAGGTTGATTTAAAAGGAACAAAAGAGCATCAGCAACATCTTCAGCGTGAATATAATGCCTAGACCCTGGTATAGTCTTAGTAGGGTCACTGTGAATAGTGATAGTTTCCCCATCACGAATTCTTTTAATACACATTGGAATGTATTTCTCTGGATGCTGCCTTTGCCCAAAGACATTCATTGTGTGCGTAATATACACTGGTAATCCATATGTATTTTCAAATGCTACTGCAAGTTCTTCACCACCTGCCTTTGTTGCACTATATGGATTTGTGGAATTATATCTATCATTTTCACAATAATTAATTCCACTTGGGGCAGGACCGAATACTTCATCTGTACCAAAATAAACAAATCTTTCAATATTATCAAGACTTCTGGCAAAATCAAGGATGTTGCAGGTTGCTACAACATTATCCATGACGAATTCAAGTGGATACTCAATGCTCCGATCAACATGAGATCCTGCAGCAAGATGTAAAATATAATCAACTTTACCAATATCAGCAGCAATAAGTGGATTAATTGCTGCCTTTAAGTCATGAAATACAACCTTTACTCTTGATTTTTCTTTATCGGAAAAATCTTTAAGAGCATCATGAAGACGATTTAAATTTCCACTAAAATCAAGACGATCTAAACTAATAATTTCCCAATCAGTATTTTTAATAATTTGAGAAATCAAATGATGTGCAATAAATCCTGCACCACCAGTGACCAATACTTTTTTCATAAAAAATTAATTATTATTTTTGGGTGACCTATGAATTAACATTATACCAATAATTGGGGGAATAATCAACCCACCCCCACAAAGACCCAACCAGATTGGACTTGCTGCAAGTGCCTCTACAATATGAAAAATCATCTACCTCTCCAATTTTTATATTCATAGTAAAAATATTGGTCTACCTCATCAAGACCTGATAGAGGAGCATTTACACCCCACTCAGACCATTCTATACAAAACTGCCTGATATCATGATTATAAGTCACACCATACCCGTGCATTCTTACAAATGCCGACATTGCAAACTGATACTTCTTATTGTGGATAGGCATTGTGAAGTCCCCAATTTATAAAAATTGCTATGAGACTAAAAATACAGATTGCTTTAAAGATTGTACTACTCATCATCTTCGTCCTCGTAAGTAGATGGTTCTTCAAATAATTCATCTATCTTTTGTTGTAAAACTATTCTTTGTAATTCTTTTAAATCTTCTTCTGCAATTGATACCATTAGTTCAATGTAATTTTAAGAAAAGGAAGTAGTGACGGAATCACTCCTACAAGTCTCAAAAGTCCCTCAGCAAATAAAGCAAGAACCACCCAACCAACGCACATAGAAATAATGAAAGCATTTCGATTGTGCCTTCGTATAGCAGCATCGATCATCTCCTGAACTTCTGTACGAGTCATATAATCATCATCAAAAGGTTCCATCACTTTTCATCTCCAAGAAACTTTGCCAAAGGGTCTCTTCTGGTTTTCACAATTTCAACTGCTCTTTTGTAAAACATATTATCAAGATTTCCAGAAGCTTCAAAAGTTTCTTTAATCTTCACCCAATTATCGTATGTATGTTGATCCATAAGTTTTGAGATGAATACTACTAGTTATACTAGTGAGCACCTTACGAATGTCAAGTTTGTGTTGATATAAAGACACAATTAACGGACATCAAAATCTAATTTTTTTACTTTTCTTTGACGACGTGCTTCTTGCCAAGCAATATCTTCAGATGTAAGGACACCTGTTTTTTCTTTTTTACTAATAGAATTTAACATTATAACATTACTTAAATCCAATGCAGATATGACTCCACCACGAATGGTTGCCATATTTGAACAACCACAAGTTATAGTTTTAGTCGGATGTCCTTCTAGTTCTTTTCCACAAGAACGACATCTAATT